AATCCTTTCTTGTGTACTTGTTGTTGGATAAACATAATGCGTTACCCAACTAGGAAAGAGTATTAAGTCACCTCTCTCTGGTTCAACTCTATATAGTGTTTTATTAAATGCCTGTTTTTCTCCGTAAGAGAAGTATAACACACCACTCTCACCTAAACCTTTTGGTTGGTCGATAATTAAATTATACGAGATATCGCCACTATGTTTATGATGAGGTTGATACTCGCCACGCTTTTGAACATTGACCCATAAACTTTCTATCTCATAAGAGCGATCCACATTTGCCTCTTTTAAATAGACATCAATAAATTCTTTCAGTCTGTTCTCTATAGGTAAACGCCAACGAAGAGCGACAAAGTCTTCAGGTCTCTCGTCATCAAATTCACCGAGAACTCTACGATTTTTTGGATTCCGTTTCCGTTCAATCTCCGAAATATCTTGGATAGATTGGACGATATTTTCTGGACACTTAAATTTCAATATCAAAGGTCCAAAGTATGGACTAAACGCTTCAATCATAATTAACTATAATTTAATTTGCTTTATCTTCTAATTCTTTTACTCTTGCTTTTAACTTTTCTATTTCTTCCATAATTTCTTTAATGCTCATTGTATTCTCCATTGTTGTGTTATTATTCTCTGTTTCACACTCACCACAACAATCTGGTGTGCCACAGTATTCGTGCTCACTCATACCTACTATTTAGTTGAATGTATAGACCACGATTAGTCTTCGCCCATTTCTTGGTAACTGTGCATAGTGATAAACATTGTTAAACAATATCGCTCTACCCGCCTTAGGTTCCACATGTTGTACAGGCATTCTATCCTCATCACATAGTACAGTATTACCGTCAACATCATTGAGATAGAGTATTAACTGTTTATGTTCTTCTTCGTGGTCCTTGTGTATAGGACTTGTACCTTCAAACAAAGGAAAGGTCATGTTCAAACTACAACGAAGTATATTGTTGACCTTGATATCATGCTTCGTAGTAAATGCATATAACATAGACATAAACTCCTCATAGTAATCACTATTACGAAGTCCATTCCGTAGTACCACATTATGTCCCATGTAAGATAAGTTTCGCCATTCATTGTAAAAGAAAGGGAAGTTATCTGAGAGTAGAGTATTGTTTATAAACTGTTTATGTTCCTCTGAGAGAAAGTCATCATCTTGTATTATCATATTTCATTACCTAGTTTATGTGTGGCGTGGATCCAGTCTCCCTTCGCCACCCACACCGTATATACAGTATTACTTATGTAACTGAAAACAACTTGCTCCAGTATTGACGTAGTGGGCTGTGTGTCTCCTGTATGTCTTAGTATCTTTATTACATTTATAGATTACCAGCCGTAGCTCAGTATAACATGCCCTATGCCTTAGTTCAAGTCTATAGGGTTACCGTCTATGTTTACAGAACCACCGTCTATATGTATCTGACCACCTGCACTCATTGTAATTTTGTTTGAAGCGTCTAGTCGTAGATTGTCCATAGAAGCGTTCATGTCGCCATCTATGAATTGATTAACATTGCCTTTGATGTTCATGTTCAGGTCGCCTTGTCGTACCATAATGTTGAGGTTGGCGCCACTACCTACTTCTATGTCATAGTGATTGCCTGTCGTGTCACTCTTATTGACCTTGACCTTTAAACTACCGTCTATGGTCTGTACTGTGTTACCACCTGCGAAAGTAAAGGAATTGCTGTTGACAATATCGTATTTATCTGATAGTATATGATTGACAAGGGTACCGTCATTACTATACTCCATGTAGGACCCTGAAGCATGGGATAGGTGTATTCTTCTCGTTAGGGGTGTATCGTCAAACTCTAGGACATGACCTGTTTCTGTTGCAAAGACATGATTAAAGGGATACGTAGGGTTATAGGTGCCGTTCAATATGGCTGGCATGTCAAATGACCCACCTGCTGACTGCACTACACTTAGGTTACCGCTGACTGTTGGTATCTCAAATCCGTCAAAGTCTGCCGTCGCCAAAGATGTTCGCCTTTTGTTCTCTCTATTCGTAGGGTTGCTAGCGTCTGCAACTCCACGTGCTAATTCGTTTACATCACTCTCATCCGCTTTCACAGGATACACACCATTAGGGTCACGCATACCTTCATTGGCATCCTCATACTCAGGTCCCGCCTTAGAGGGTTGACCTGGCAATGCACCATGGATCAAAGGTTCTTGTTTATCTTCATCTCTATAAGTGACATAGACCCAAGTGCCTTCTACAAAGAAAGGAGGCGTCATGCCTAGACCAGAGTTACCACCAGAGGGTACCACAACAGTTGCCCATGGCAAGTCACTCGTTGGTAAGATGTTTTGTTCTATAGGGTGTAGACCTAATACACGAACACGAAAGCGACCAAGTAGGTCAGGATCGTTACGGTCTTCTACCACACCAATGTAATAATTTTTCATTTCTTTTTGCTCCGCGGCTCGTAAGTTGTTTGTTTTAAAGGACTAGCATCCATATTCTTTACACCTTTTGCGTATAAATTACACTTCGTACTCATATGAGATATTTGCTCATGTTTTGTCTGCATAGTACCTTTCCTTATTCGCTTTTCCTTGTCTTATGGACATGATTGGTAATTCGCTTTTGGACCTAGGACCTATCATTCCGGAAGACTTTACATACTGTCTAAAATTTGTATCATTTCGTACTATTACATCTTCCTGTATGTTATACTTATGCAATACTGGTTGAGGTTCATATGTTGTAACCTCTATGTCTCCCTCTGAGCATTCTATTTCTACATGAGGGTCTAGGCGATATTCGTTATTATGCATATATACACCTTCTATATTAGTTGTTTTCCACATGTGATAATATTGTTTGGTCTGTACTTGTATAAGGTTGTTCTACGGAATCTCTTACACAATCAAATGTCGTTGTATATCTGGTACTGTTTAGCGTATGCACTACGTTGGTCAGTAGCCAACGACCTGAGAGGAAAGCGTCGTGTATTCTTGTAGATGTCTTATCTAATGGTTCGTAGGAAGGAACTCGTAGGTGTATGAGGTCACCTGCGGCTAGATTAGAATTTCCAAAGACTGTGCATTTTGCGGCTATCTGGTCATGTTGTAATCTATCGTGTAATCTCGTTTGGATCTTACCTGTGTGATTGTCGTATTTGTTTTCTGCCTTTTTTTGATTATGTAAAGCGACATCTTTTGTTGTAATCATTATCTTACTGTCAAACTTATCAAACAATGTTTCGCCATTTGGCGTTTCTGGTGTTGTCGTAAACAATGTACCTAAGTTCTTACCTATCGTGGTATGGAGTTCTTTTGTAAAGCTTTCTAAGTAGTTGTTGAATATCACTTCGTATGATTTTGTTGTAAAGTCGTAATTGTAATTTGTACTCGCCATCAGACCTGTATTAATCGCTGCCATCACATCTTGGTTTTTCATTATACGATATTCTAATACGGACTTCATGTCTTCCGCTATCGTACTATTTCGTTTACTAGGTTGTACTATGTAACTCTCTTGTACTGTTCTTTCATTACCTGGCGCTCTGTGTGTATGATTTTTGTAAGAACGGAAGTTATATCCACGATGGTTTTCATAGAATAGGTAACCTTGTGCGTCAAACATTGCGCTACAAGAACGTTTTGTTAACATCTTGGTAATGAAATCAAACGGTGTAGAAGAATTACCTAATAACTTACCACCTTGTGATGAATTTTCTGTGACAATGGTCTTCTTTGTTTTGAGTACATTGAGTAATAAGTCGGCGACTATCTGGTCTGTACTACCTTCGTATGCTTGTTTACACGCTGTCTGTTGATTTGATATTGCTTCTTGCGTAGTGAAATGTAGAGTATAGACTTGTTGTCTTTCTGCCGTACGCACTTGGTCTGATACCTTGTATATACGAGCATGATGTCTTGTAAAATCTATCACTTCGTTGTCTGGATTATCGTCTGTACCAAACTTAAATTCTAATAACTCTTGCCCTATAATAGGCATATTCTGTATATGATTGTTTGTATCCGCCACGACTATGTTACCATACATTGCATTAGTGTGGATACTTTCGTACACATTCAATTCTATCATCAAGTCTTTGATGTCAATTGTGCCTGTTGGCGCATGTAGTAGTATGCTATCTAGTTTATAATCACCTGCTTGGTTCATTCAGGTTACCTTTGTATTAGTTTCTCAAACTCTTCCTTAAATTGTAAGAC